GTTGTACTATTAGCAACATTAACTACATCACTTCTTTCAGGTGACGCAAAAACTAAAGCGTCTTTTCTGTTTTCAGCAATTGTAATTAAGTTATCAATGTGTGTAGCGTCACCTGAACCAGCGATGATTAGGTTTGCGTCAACACTATCTGCGTCATTGTATTTTTCGTATGCAGTTTTCTTTTCAGCAGTTGTAACCGCTGATCCGTTTGCACCGTTAATTAGTGATCTATCAAAAGGTGCTGTCACATCTGTAAATGTCACATTTGTTGCAGCTGAACCCCAATTTGAACCACTTGAATTGTGATCCATCCAATAGATATATTGTGATTGGTTGTATATTACATCTGGATAGTAGTTAGTATCTCCTTGAGGCGACTTTGCGTCTGAAGCTTTTGATAATGCACTAAAGACTTCTAGTATTTCGCCTGCTGTTCCTGATACGCCACCGTCTTCATCTACTACAATTACATGAAGCTCATCGCCTGAGCCTGATCTTGCAGAAGCGTAAGGTGATGTTCCTGGTGCTCTATCTACTGATTCGTAATATCTCCATCTTCTTCTCACTTGCGTTCCACCGCCTAATGCGTTGTGTAATCCGCCTGTGCCTGAAGGGTGTCTAACAAAAGTAAGGTCGTTTGTATCAACGGCCGTGACTCTGTATTCGTGTCCTCCAGCTTCTCCGAAGTTGATAATATCACCTACATTAAATCCTGTTCCAGATGTTAATGTGATAGTAGTATCTCCAACAGATATAGAAGAATCGTTAGTTGTTGTTTTGTTCACTTCTTCGTATGCCGTAGCGCTTGGGCATGTGTGAACTGACAAACTATTACCCCATGAGCCTGCTGTTCTAGCTGCCCACTCACCGACTGAAGCCGAACCATCGTTGAAAGGTCCAGTTGATCCGTCGCCGTTTAAGTAATGGTCTGTATTCTTTATTCTTATCGCAGTTCCTGAAGATACTGCGTTCACGCTTCCTGAATTGGTTGCTCTCACTACTCTAAGCGCTGATGAGTATTGCAAGAAACTTGCAGCACTATAAAAGAACTCAAAGTTAGTCGAGTCAGGTTTACCAAATGTATCTACCAATTCTTTTTCTGAACTTATAGATACTACTTCATCCATAGGTCCTTGATTGAATTGACCTGCAATAGCACCGATCGTTGTTGCTACTGCTGGGATAACATTGGTTAGGTCCCTTTCCCTTACGAGAACACCTGGTGAAACTTGAAATGCCATATGTGTTTTCTCCTTATTAGCTAATAGGTATCATTAATCTCGTTTATATTTATAATATGTCGCCTTTTCGCACGGTCACAGGCTGCCATACTTCGCCACTATCGTCTTGTTGATATTCTTCTTCCTGGCCATCATTCATAAACCCAAAAGGTGCCATATCTTGTTCTATTGCGTTTTGTTGTTCAGCATACATTCTGGCACGAACATCCTGATCTGTCATTTCTTTGAAATATCTTTGATTAGTTATCCATGCAAAGATAACACAACACATAACTAGATCATCATTTGAACCCTCTTCAGCCTGCCAACCTGATCCTCTTCTAACAAAGGTTGATAATTCTTGTATTGTATGAAAGTCATTGATGATCATTTTATCGCCTTCTAATAATGACTTTAAGTTTGAGCATCCTATTCTCTTAACTTGTTTAGTCATACGAACTCCTAGTTGCGTTCCTCTTTTACTAAAACCACCACCTAGTATTTGACCTGCTCTACCTTTCATCATACACATTAATAGATTAGTGTATTCTAATTCAAATTGTAATGCGTCTGCTATTTGATGACCTAAATCATTTACTTCAACACATACATGAGCATTGTTATATGCCTTTGCGACTTTTTCTATTGTATGAGGAAATAGTATAGGTTTAATTTCATTATCTCTAAATTTTGCAACCATCTTATATGGCATTTGTGATACATCAAATACAACAAAGGCAGAATAATCTCTTACGGTGCCTCTTGCTACATCAACCGTGATTACATAGTCTTTACCTTTTTCAGGTCTAACATACATATCTAGGCCTTCGTTTGATACAATAGGTGTATGATGTGATAACATTCTTATCTTACTAGGATTAATTAATGTATCTACTGATCCTACAAACTCACACTCAAACTCGGTAGCAAATTGTGCCTCACTTGTGTTTCTAATTGTTTCTTCTTTCCACTTATCATCTCTACCTGGCACCTCTGACCAATGCACTTCAACAGGCACATAATCATTGTTTTTATTTAATGCGTCATTCCATAATTTGTAATACATATTCATTCCATGAGGTGTAGATACAATCATCACTTTAGATTTTTTACCAGATGAAATAGTAGGATAAACTGAACTAAAAAATTGTTCAGATATATTATTAGGTATGAAAGCAAACTCATCTAAAAATATAATATTAAATGAACCACCTCGAATAGCACTTGATGATGTGGCAGCTGCAAGTATCTTACTGCCGTTTTCTAATTCTAATGAACCTTTGTTCCAGTTTAATACACCTTGTTGTAACCATTTAGGTAAGTTTTCATATGCAAGTTGTAATCTGCCTAATAAATCTCTAGCAGTAGATGATTTGTTTGCAAGTATGGCAACATTTATATTATCGTTAAATACGACTTGATGTAATAGATATGCAATGATTGTAGTTGATTTACCTGATTGTCTAGGTAATTTACAAATAGAAAAACGATTATTATGAAATGTATGAACCATCTTTTCCTGAAACTTATACATGTTAAAAGGCACTAGACCTTCATCAATATTAACAATCTTAATATAGTTTTGTATAAAATATACAGGATCGTCCATACACTTTGCAATCTCTCTTATTTGATCTTCGGTGTATTCTTGTTTTGTATTTGCTTTAAATAAATTAGGATTACCTAGATAGTTTTCATTCATTTATCAAAGTCCTTATCTTCTTCAGGCGTCACATTTTTATTTTTGTTTTTTAATAAAGCATGTAAATCTTTTGATGAACCTACAAATAATGCTTGTTTGATATTTGTATTTGTTTTATTAGGCACATCTTTTAAGTCTTTTAATTTTTTGTTTAGGTCTTGTAATTTATCAACCGTATCTGCAACCTGTTTGATTAGATTACCTGCTACTTCATATGCTCTAGGGTGTTGACTTTCTTGTGCAATATCAAGTATGCCTTGTATTGCGTCTTGTCCTCTTTCTATAAGATTGTAGTAATTTTCTCTGCTGTATTTGTGATCGTTCTCTAAATCTTCTTTGTTTTTATCTTCAAGTCTAGGAACAGGTGGCGTAAATTCTTTTTTGACGACCTGTTTAGTTGCAGGCTTATTAGGTGTGATACCTAGGGCTTCGTTTATTTTGTCGTCTATGCTCATAATTATTCATCACTATCAGTTGCAGGATTATATGTTTTAGAATCCCTATGCGTTGTTATAGTAGTTGTAAAACCAAAATCATCATCTGCGTCAGCAGTTGTAGGATTAGGAACTACAACAATTCTTTCTTCTCTAGTAGCACCACTTGCAGTATCAACAAACATATCTGTTTGTGTTTCTTTAATAACTTTGCTACTATGTAATGGTCCATACAAGTAAGTTTTTGCTGTAAATCCTAAAGTGTAATTTACTGCTCGTCTTGTTGTAAATGCACCATCATAAGTGTCCTCATAATTAACACTATTTAGTGTTATTGGAACATCTCGTTTTATTCCCATCTCTGGTATTGCATTTATTGTAACCGTATAATCAGGTTGAAAGTAAGGTAAAATTTGTTCTATAATTTGTAGACCACCTTCAGCAGTTGCTGTAAATGAGTATAAATTAAATGAAATATTATAAGGTACAGGATTGTATTGAAAGTATTGTGTACCTGTATCTGTAGCGTGTGTCTTTTTTAATCTGCCTACTCTTTGTAATTTACGAGATGGATCATAACTGATACCTGATATTTCAAAACCCATACGAGGTAATGAAACTGCCATCTCTCTTTGATCTAGGTTAGGTTGTTGTTCTAATCTAACTAAAAACTTTTCTTTAGGCGAATATGATAGTGGCACTTTTAATCTTTGTAATACAGAACCATCTGCTTTTGTTCTATGAATTATAATGTTATTAAAGATTGTGCCAAATGCAACAACAACCTTTCTTAAACTTTCATGGTAAAATCGTCTGCCAAACATTATAAACTCTCCTCATCTACTTCACCAAAAGGGTTTCTTTCTGTAAAGTCTAATATATCATCATCTGTACTTGCTGTACCAAATCCTGCGTCTGCTTCATATGTAGCATTATCAGCATAATCTCTTGTTTGTGTTGCAAGATTAATAGGTTGATGATCTTCTAATAATACGAAATTGTAATTTTTTAATACAAGATCAGAGTCTTCAAGTAATATACCTGTGCCATCTTCTTGTACTAATTGTTTTTGTAATTGATCTATTGATAATCTGTCTTCAGCAATATCAATACCAGGTCTGCCTGTATTAAGTTTCTCACTAGAATATTCCCATCTAGTACATCTTAATTTATAGACAGGTAAGTTGCCTAGTTGAAAGAATGGTTCCTGATCTTCTACGAATTGTATCTCAAAAAAACTATTCATTAAAGGCACATAAATTATATCACCTTCGTTAGGTCGGCCTGATATAATAGTTGTTGCTTTATTATCAACCATCATCTGCCATCTTCTTTTAGCAATACAGAAAGTTGTATCTTCTCTAATTTCTAAACCAAATTTAGATACTAATTCTTGTTCACCTTGGAAACCTTCAGTTGTTTCCATATACATTTCAAGCATATGCGATTGATCAAATTTAGATAAGGTGTCTTCACCTAATACTAAATCTTTATTGACTAATGTTCTTGGTAAGTAGAAGTTATCTAGGCCGTAGATTTTAAGACTTTCTATGATAAGGTCTTCATATAATAATTTCTCACTATCTCTATCTTGGCCTATACCGTTCCCACTTTGAAAATAATGATTTACGGTCATAGTTTTATCCTATCATATAAGTGACTGGCGTTTCGTAAGTGCCTCTTATTTCTTCTTCTAGTTTTCTAATATCTTCTTGTGCTTCTTGGAATATTTGTTGTCCGTTTAGTGTGACCCCACCTAACATTGTGACCCCATTGAACTTACTTAAATTTGCGCCCCATTGTCTTTTAAATAAGGCCGTCACATATCTTTTTAAAAATATGTCGTTATATACATCGGTCATTGTTTCAGGATCTAATTTTCTATAACATTCAATAATAAGATATTCACCTACTGATATATCATTCTTCCAGTCCATATCAATATATAATCTATTATTGTATTGATTAAATCTAGTAGGTTTTTCACCGACTAGTATGTGATCTAAAAAATCTAAATGTCTTAATACCATATCATAGTGTATAATACTTGTAGATGAAAAATCATACAAGTCATTTAATCTTAATTGGTATCTAATATCAAATAAGTTTTGATTACCTCTATTTGATAATGGGAAAATTCTGTTGACTGCTAATACAGGTTCAGGACAGATTATATAATTAGGTTGTTCTTGCCAAGGTGTTGAAACCGTATTCTGTATTGTGACCTCTATTGCAACACCATTAGGAACAGCACCTTCAGTCATTGTTAAAGTTGTGCCTGATACCGTAAATGCAGTATTTGCCACACCGTCAAGTTTAACCGTTAATGCGGCTGCGTTATCAGCAGCTGTGCCTAGTGTAAATACACTTGTTGTGCCATCACCTGTAAATGTGTTTGTTACCTTACTTGCAGTTTTTGAAGAAGTCTGTGCCTCGACATCCGTTGTCTGTCTATCAACATCTGCCTGTGTGACCTTATATTTTAGATATGTTCTCTCAACACCGTCATAGTGATATTGTGCAAAATATTGAAGTGCCTCATCTAGTCTGTCTTCTAGTTGATCATCATCTACATTTATCTCTATAACAGGCTTGCCTAGTATTCTTAATGCGTATTGCTTTAGTTGTTCTCTACTTGCTGGGTTGGCCATATCTATCCTTTCTTACTATTTATAAGATAGATTATGTATGATTAACTTGCAGAACCAACAATTGTTTTAACAGCAGATCCACTTGAATCGTTAATTACTAGAGTCACAGCACTAGCAAAGTGTGATGATGTTATACCTGATAATGTGTTATTACCAGCAACAATTGTTTTGTTTGTTAAAGTCTTTGTATTGTCTGTTGAAATTATATCAGATCCGCCCAATGTAGCAGTTGTTGCTTCTAAATTTGCAACAAGTGTCGCAACAGCGTAACCAGTTCCACTAGTATTTACCGTTGTTGTTGGTGCAGCCTGATTGTCTTTAAACAATTTAAACTTACCATCGCCTGCATCCCTGAATAGACCAGCATATAAATCTTGTGATCCAGATGTGTCGTATAATCCATAGAAACCTATATCAACAGCGTCACTTGAATTGTTACCTGTTGCAAGATTAATTAATGGATCTTCTACTGCCAATGTAGCAGTATTAACCGTAGTTGTATCACCTGATACCGTTAGGTTTCCAGAGATCGTCACATTGTCTGGTAATCCGACGGTTATAGTTCCTGAACTTTCTGAAACTTCAACCTCGTTAGTTGTTCCTGCAAAAGTAATTGTTCCACCTAATGCAGTTGCAGTTGTATTTGATCCATCTGAAACCGTTATAGTTGAATTACTTAATGAAGAATTACCAATGTTTGATAATGTGTTATCAGCGCCTGATATAGTCTTGTTTGTAAGCGTATCAGTTGTTGCTCTTCCTACAAGTGTATCAGTAGCAGCAGGTGCAGTTAGTAAGTTTGAACCAGATGTTTGATTAAATGAAGCGATTACAGGAGTTGTAAGTGTTTTATTTGTAAGGGTTTCTGATCCTGCAGTCGTCACAAATGATCCATCTGATAACGCTGAATTAAATTCAGCAGTTGTTCCTGTTACCGTATTTGAACCTAATGCAATAGACTTGTTAGTTAGAGTTTTTGATGTAGCAGCAAGGTAAGTATCAAATGTATCAACCGTTGTTTGACGCATTGTTCCTGCGTCATTGGTTACTATACCATCTGATCCTGCAACAGCAGTTGTTCCTGCTGATGTATTACCATCTACTATGTTTAATTCTGTGGCAGTTGAAGTCACGCCATCTAATATGTTTAATTCAGCAACCGTAGATGTAATGCCGTCTAAAGCATTAATCTCAGCAGCTGTTGCTGTGACGCCATCTAAAATGTTTAACTCGGCAACCGTTGAAGTTATACCGTCTAATACATTTATCTCTGCTGGCGTAGCAGTAATCTGTGTTGAACTTTCAGCAGCTAAAACAGGTATAGTACCATCTGCGTTTGGCAGTTTAATTGTTCTATCGCCTGTTGGATCAATTGTAGTTAATGTTGTTTCGTGTGCGTCACTTGTTGCACCTTCAAAAACGAAAGCGTTTTGAATATTAACCGTTGTTGAGTTGACCGTAGTAGTTGTTCCTGAAACCGTTAGACTTCCTGAAATGGTTACATCATCATCTATTGTAACCGTACCACCTGCTGAGTCAATTGTTAAATTTCCTGATGAAGTATCAATCTCACCTGCGGCTGTTACCCCGATCTTTACATTACCAAATGTAGGTGTGATACCCGAACTACCAACAGCTGTACCACCTGCAGTCGAACCATCGTGTAGTCTTAATATCGTGTTCTCGGTATCTACCGTTAACTCTCCGACTGAACCTGTATAGGCAGCATTCTGAGCAGCAGTACCTCTTCTTAATTGTAATATTGTTGGCATTATTCTATCTCCCTTTACTTACAAACTTATACTATTTATAATATTTATACACTTGGAACAAACCCAAAATCTACTACCCCTATTTGAGCCTCGATTGTACTCATGTCTAGTTTTCTAAATTTTCTGTGTTGTAAATCAAATTTTGTTTCATTTAAAGAAACATTGAAATGATCTACTGGATTATCATTTACTGATACCTCGGCCTGTGCTAAATCTATCGTTTTTACAGCAGAGCTGTCTAGCGATATTGCCTCTAATTCTTCAAACTTACTTTCCGTTGTCGGTTGTATTACTTGTTTGATACTATTTCCTATATAAGGCATTTATTACTCCGAGATTGCATCCACAACACTTACTATTACATCACAGGAACTTGCAGTATCAGATACCACTTTTAATACATCGCCACTTTTTACGACATATTTTGCTCCACCATCTATGACTTGAAGTGCTTGTCCGTTAATTATTGGTGCATTTTTTATTAAATACACATCATTTGAAGAATCAGCGTCATTTAATATAACATCTACTTTTATTTCTGAATCTGTTATATTTGCCAAGGCGATACCTACTATTGTATCAAAAGAGTCAGCTGTAAATAAGGTTACTGCTGATGTCCCCACTTGTCTTGCTACATATCTTCTAAAATTTTGTGCCATAATTCGTCTTTCTTACTATTTATAAGGCAATAGCCATTGCAACAGCAAATCCTCTTGTTGCGACCGTGCCTGTTTCGTCTGGTAATGTTAATGTTCTATCTGCTGTTGGGTCAGTAACCGTTAGTGTTGTTTCAAAATCATTTGCAGTTGCACCCTCAAATATGATATTTTCGTTAATTGATAATTGAGTACCTGAAATTGCACCACTAAATGTTCCTGTTGTTGCTGTAATTCCTGCGTTAAATGTTGCAGCCCCAGCTTCAGACATATCAAAAGTCACAGCAGTTATTTCAGAACCACCATCGTTACCTTTAAATTGTAAATCTTTATCAGATATAGCAGATTTTACAATTAAATTATCTGAAGAAGCGCCTTTTGATATTCTACCAAATTCTGTACCGTCATCTTTAAATATAATATCAGCGCCGTCTGCGTCTAATATAATATCCTGAACTGAATCAATTGTAAAATCACTACTTGCAGGTGTATCTATTTCAGCAATAGTTGG